AACGGACAATGTCCATCTTGCAGTGAAGTTACGATGTTGGTGAGTGTATCAACAGATTATTATCGATGTGTAACTTGTGGCACAGATTTACAACAACATATTAATGGCAAGATAAGTTATTTGCCAATCATGCCATCAACTAAAGATTATAAAGTATATGTTAAGGACTGGGTAGGTGAGTAAAAAGAAACCTTTATTTGGTGTTAACACGTATAGGTTGCGAACAAAAAGAAAAAGACCAGGTAGGCACAAGAAAAGCCTTAATAAACATACAAAAAGAATGACAAAAAAATATCGTGGTCAAGGTCGTTGACAAACATCCATAAATATCCTATATTGAATATATGAAAGAAAAACTAGACAGTTATACTTGGACAAAACAGATGATGGCTAGATCTATTAATCCAAGGAAGTTGAGAAAACTTTTTATAAAAAGATATGGTACAAGAAATGTACCCTTTCTTGAAAGCGTCCAACGACAATTTGGTTATTGGGAGTAATATTAAAGAAAGCAACAAAGGAGAAAAAAATGCAAATAGTATATGACAAACACAACGAAGAATATGGAGTCTTAGAGAAAAAATCTTTTAAAGACACCATCATAGACGTGTCTAAAAACTTAAAAAAGAACATGCCTAAGATGACACCAGATCATATTTTTTATACCGATAAAGAAATAGAGGTTCCTAAAAAAGAAGATTTGAGTGACGTACCAGACATAGGTATTCCAACAGTTCATTTTTATGACAGCGATAAAAAAGTATATGATACTGCTATGTATGCAGGACAAAATGCTTATGATAGATACGAAGTTATAAAAGAAATAAAAAGTCTCAAAGAGTTCTTTGAATTTAAAAAAGTTAAGGGGGCTAATTAATATGTCTAGTAAAGATCAAATAGATTTATTAATAGAAAAAGGAGATCTTTTATCAAAGATACTTGAAATAACTGATATGGAAAACTATCTCGCAGAAAGAAAACTAAAACTAAGAGAAAGACTTGAAGAAATAGAAAATGGCAAAAGAGAAAGTCATAACCATAAAAGTTAAAAGCGGTAGTTCAAAACAATACTCTAACTTATTGCTGGAATTAAACCTTGTAAAAAATGCGTGGAGAACGTATGGTGTTGATATGCAAATACAAGCACCAGGTTTAAAATCAGCATTAAGTTGGGGCACAAGTGTAAATGATAAGTCAAAAACAGATTGACGAGGCTGCAATTCTTTGGAATAAAACTAACAATCCATATTATAAAGATCTTTGGTATCGTTTAATTAAGGAGTGGTATGGCAAAAACACTAGTAATACTAATATTGCTGTTCGATGGAACCTTGGTAAAAGAGCGACTCGACTTCAGTCGACCGATGGAAGTGCACGAGTGTCTGATGTTTGCAGACGATCACAGAGAAACAATATCAAAATATGTTGAAACAAAAGGTTGGGTGTTAAATGATGGTAGAGGTACTGTTCAAGGTTTTATTTGTGAGTAGCATTGCCTACGGACCAATAATATTATTACTATTGATGTGGAATAATGAGACACCCACTTTACTGACTAATAAAGGGAAAAAAATAAAGCAGGTGTCTACTATTAATGATGAAAAGATACTATAAAATTAACATTAAAATTTAAGGTTGTCAAGCTGTGGGCACTTCTTTACAACCAAACTTAATATATATACCATTTTTATTGACTTCGTACCTACCTATTTCGATAGTTTTGTCTCTTGCCATTTCATAACCCTTAAGTAAACAATCATACATATCATTAAATTCTTTTTCTAAAGTATATGGTGGTATACAGTCACCAGTTGTAAAACTACACATTACTAATATTAATACAATTTTCATTGACAATCCTATAATATCACCTATATTAGGCTTTTAAATTATGAAAGGAAACACATGACTGACATGACTAAGTACAAAAATGTTTCTCTGACGAAAGAAACATATAAGATATTAGAGTCTTTGTCGAAGGTATTATTGCCCGATGCAAAGTTGTCTATATCTAAAACAATAGAAGCAATAGCAAACGAGAAAGCAAAAAAGTTAAATGGCAAAACTAAAGGCAAGTAAAGTAAGAAAGATAATTTGTCCTACCTGTAGGGGTAATGGTTTCGTTTCAATTAAACATTTTAATGATTCTGAAACCTACACTCATCAGTGTTGGGACTGTGACTCGGAAGGAGAGTTTTATGAAACTGTTGAAAATGACAACGATATTGATGATGGTCCTACTAACAAGTTGCACTAGAATAGAGTTTGATAACTTTGATCCAACCACATCAACACTTAGATGGATAATAAAACATGATAAGTGAAACTGATGTAGCGTATATAGCTGGACTATTTGATGGTGAGGGCTGTGTTCAAATAAAACAGTATGTAGAAAAGAAGAAAAAACATAAGGGTAAGGGTTACCGAACTACAAAAACATGGCGTATAAATATGGAAATAGCTATGACTGATGAAAGTGTAGTATATTGGGTGCATGACATATTAGGAGTTGGTTCTGTTAGAATAAAACCTAGAAAAGGTTTGCGTAAAGACGGTACAAAATTTTTAACACAGTATGTTTGGCGAGTAACTTTTAGAGATGCGTATCAAGTTGCTAGATTACTTTGGCCGTATGCACAAACAAAGTCGAAAGCGATAGAAAAAATAATAGACCACTATGAACCTGACTATCTTTTAGAGGGTAAAGTGGTTGATTTAAAAACATATAAGGAGGCAATGAGTTTAGAATGACAGATCAAATACAAGTACAAATGTTTAACTGGGGACCATGTGTTGTCAAAGTAAAGATAACAGATGAGTTTAAAAAGTTATTATTAACCGAGGCAAGAAAAAATAAACTAGATTACACAGATAAATTAGCAGGGATCTTGAACAAAGAAACAGGCTATGGTGATGAGTCTAAAACTTTGATTGTGCCTGAAATATCTAGGTATCTTGGTGTGTACGATCAAATGTTTGAAAAATTTATTAACAAACCTTATGAAAAAAGACCACATTATATTATGACAGCATTATGGATTAACTATCAAAAACAAAATGATTTTAACCCACCACACGATCATGATGGTAAATTATCGTTTGTAATATATTTACAGATACCAGATGAGTTGAAAAAAGAAAACGCATCTTACAAAGGCAAGTCTTGTGGACCAGGGGGTATACAGTTTGTCTATGGTGATGGCCCTAGAGACTGTGTAACTTATCAATCGTTTTTTCCTGAAGAGAACGATATGTATATTTTTCCCGCGTGGTTGAAACACTGGGTTGCGCCTTATAAATCAGATTGTATACGGATATCTGTTAGCGGTAACGTACATGACTCTGCGCCCTTAAATAATATTGAGAAGTTCGTGCCAGAGTACGAAAAAGAAAGGGTCGAAAACGAACAATACTTGAAAGAGTTAAAGAATAAACTATGACGACTATATTTGGTTTTGGTATGTTTTTTTATAATATGTTTTGCGTATTGGTAGCTTTGTTAATAATCTATTATGTTATAAATAAATTAAAATGAAAAAAAGTAATAAATACAACTATATACAAGGTGAACAGATAAATAACAATGGATCACGGGTCTATGATATAGGAGGTTATAGACTTCCGTCTGTAACTACTATATTAGGAGCCACCAAAGATAAATCTTTTTTAACTAAATGGAAGGCCAAAGTTGGAGAACAAGAAGCAGAACGAATCAAAAATCTTAGTAGTAGGCGGGGAACAGCCATGCACAAATTTATCGAATCTCATGTGGAGGGAGTTGGGTACGATGATCTTACAGAGGTCGGACAGGAGGCGAAGCCCATGGCCAAAAAAATTATTGAGATGGGTCTTACGCCAGTTGAAGAGTATTATGGTAGTGAAGTTATGCTACACTATCCTGGGTTGTATGCTGGGTCTACTGATCTCGTTTGTTTACATAACGGTGTTGAAACTATTATAGACTTTAAACAAGCTAACCGCCCCAAAAATAAAGATTGGATAGATGACTATTTCTTACAAATTGCTGCATACGCCATGGCTCATGATTATGTATATGGTTCCATGATTCGTAAAGGTATTATAATGGTATGTACACCTGATTTATATTTTCAAGAATTTTCGTTCACGGATCATGAACTAAGGATATGGAAACATAGATTTTTGAAGAGATTGGACATGTATCATGACCTAATTCATGATGAAAAAGAAAAGGCTAATATAAACATAACCAAGGAGGACTTTAATGAGAGATAAGATGTATCAAACGTTAATGAAAAAATACGAGGCAGAAGTGTCTGATGCTAAATTTAAAATAGATACCTTTATAGACCGTACCATTATCATACCTGAGCATATCGATATCACTGGTGAAGTTGACAAACTGTTACAGATTATTACAGACGCTGAGGATAAGATGGCAACATTGAGACAACTTTATGGCAAAAAAGAGGCATAGACAATATATAAGAGATATCACAGATAAATTAGTGTTGTTGAAAAAAAACATGAAAAATTTTTGTCTTTTTGTCAAAATCAACTAAAAGTGTTGATTTTACTGGCTAAAGTGTTGACAAAAACAGTGACAAAAACTTAATTTTTGACATAAATTTATGTCATACTCAAGAGTTAGTGGTGCCTTCGCGCGCGCGTAAGTGTGTATCACTGAAGGTGATTTATCTGGTATAACTCTTATAGGGGTGATAAAAATATTTTATGCCCAAGAAAAGAAGAAAAAGCGTTGCCTCAACTGGAACTCCCGACATACCTTTTCCTAAAGTCCGAGTGGAGTGGATCGACTGTGTGAGTGATTCGGGCTGGGCTACCGAAAAAGAATTTGATAGAATGCAATTAGCTAAGCCAGTTAATGAAGGTTGGTTATATTCTAAAGATAAAAAATCTATTAAATTGTTTGCGTCTTATGATAAAGATGAAGATGGTTTTACTTTTGGGGATCGGACGATGATTCCTCGGGCTTGGGTGAAGAAGATTCAGAAGTTATAACCTGTCCCTCTATCGTTTTTGCATTTAAAAGAGGTGCATAATCATCTAATATTTGTTTCATTTTAGCCTCTAATTCGGACTCAGTTAAATCCTCAAGTTTACCAGTTTTTATTATCTTCCTGTCTATATATAAACCTGCTGCCTTTCCCCTGTTTGTTTCTGCGTTTACAGCAGATGAAAAACTACCTTTCTTAAGTGCTAATTCTTTTATACGATCAAGTTCTGCTATGTGACCCTCAAATGTCACCATATATTTTTGTAATTTTTCTTCTCTAAGCTTTCCAATGTAGTCTACAACCAAAGGGTGTATCTTTGGGTTTGTTAGCTCATACCCCTCTTGCCTACATCTATTAGGACTGAAACCCGCTAATTTAGCCGCCTCTGTTTTTGTAAGTGCTTTTCCGTTATCGCCAAATACTAATAATTCAGCAAATTTACGTTGCATTTCCGTAAGTCTTTTTGGTACTCCCATATTTGACAACTTAAGGTAACTATCCTATATTGTCAAGGTATGAAAGAAGATCGCGGGGACTTAGATTTAACTAAACAGATAGAAAAATTAGAGCTGCAAATTCGTTTTTTAAATGAACAACTTAAATATGCTGCAGATAGGATAAAAGATTTGAATGATATCAATGAAGCGCACAGACAGTTAAATGGAGTTTTGCGTAAAGAGATATATGATTTAAAAAAATCACAATCCGAACACGCCCAAGATAAAAATTTATTGCACGGGTATAAAAAAGTGATAGAAGATTTATCAAATCGATTACAAAAAACAGGTAAGTAATGTTTGTTAGACACCTGCAAGAATATTTAGATAAGTTTACAGAAGGAAATAACGGTAGACGTGGCAATGCTGTAAGTAATGCTAAAATATATATTGCAACAAAAGGTGGCTACTTAGAAGAGATAAGACGAATAGAAGTTCACGAGAGTACCAACCCAAACGATACTTCTATTCGAGTTGTCTTAAAACCTAATAGAGAAGAGAAACTAATTTTACCCCCTGGTTATGTAAAAGATTATTAACCAAAGGTAAAATTATGAAATGGGTGCTGAATCTAAACTATATAAAAAACTTAAAAATCTTTCAAAAGATGTCATTTGGACTAGAATTGAAAACCAAAGCTTATTTGGGACTCCTGATTTATTGGGCTATAATTCTAATCGCACCTTTTTCACAGTAGAACTTAAGGTAGCTAACGGCAACAAAGCTCGCCTGTCCCCTCATCAAATATCATTTCATTTTCAACATCCCAAAAATTCTTTTGTGCTTGTGGAGTGGAAGGATAAGCATCTATTATTTGAAGGCAAGCAAACGCTTGCGCTTGTAGATTCTCCGTTGTCATCGCTTGAGCCTGTGGTTGATTCGCTTGAAGATTGTGTGAAGTATTTGTCTAGCTTGTAGGTTTATTCTTCCTCTATCATCTCAACTAATATTTTAAATTCTTCAACGGGGTCGTGTTGTGTTTCATCCCATATTTTAATATTAGTTTTTAATATTTTTT